ATTCCTGTCCAAATCGAATCATTACTTTATTTATTTTATCCCACGCCCTAAACCTAAATCTATCGCTCATTTTTTGACCCTCCAGGATACGTCCTCCAGAATATGAGAATCCTGATATTTATTACCTACTACTATTAAATTTTTTAGTAGATACGTTTGATCGACATAATAATTGTGGTATTCAGTATCCCGACTAACCGCATAATAATTTAGATGGGTTGGTTCATCATGTTTATCATGATCTTCATCAGTATCTAAAATCCAACTTCCAGCCCAATATTGGACTAATTCTTTAACTTTTTGCTCATTCCAATCATTCCCACAATTACACTTCCAAAACTTGGTCAACTCGACGATATCACTCTCATAAATCAATTTCCCGTTCTCGTCCTTTAGGCCAGTGCATTGTGAAAGTTCCCAGTCACAGTCATATTCGGCTCGGCAATTCTGTAATTCTTGGAAAAATTCATAAAGGTTATCGTATTCATCTGAGTATACGAGTGATGTATAGGCTCCTGTTCTAGCCTTGTCCCACGCTCGAAGTTTAAATCTATCGTTCACTTAACAACCTCCAAAGCCAACGCCCCATAATCTAATGCCCCGTAACAAAAGTCGTCATATTCCCCTATGGGTAGACCCTTCTCTTGTGCAAGTGACAATGCCGTATTTCGTCTAATCTTCGTCTTAAACAGAAGGTGGCTTATGCCACTGTCTTCAAATTCCTTATCCAAGTTCTTAGAGGATTTTAGGTTCTGCTGATACATCGTTACCAGGATACGCGATAATTCACCCTCAATGTCGAAATCATCTTTAAGATCATTAAAGCTATCGACCAACTCCGTAAAGCCCTGCATAGACAAATACTCCGCCTGTACGATGGCATAGATATCAGTGGCAGCCACCATTGCATTAGTATTCAAGAATCCACGGCTTGGTGGGCAATCAAAAATGATGTAATCAAAATTGTCTTTGTACTGCGCAAGCGCCTTTTTAAGTTCCTTTTTAAGGATCTTCTCCCGACCATTTCTGGCTGCCATCTCATATTGAAGATCAGCTAATTTTTTATGGCCTGGAATTACCTTAATCCCATAAGCCTCTACAAGGTCCGGCTCTAATGAAAACTTCCCATAGAATAAATCGTAGGCGCTCTTTTCAGGGTATGGATCAATGCCTAAACTCTTATTGACGTTACTGGAAGGGTCAAGGTCTACAAGAAGGACAGACTTTCCTATTTTAACTAAAAAATAACTCAGATTAACAGCGGTCGTTGTCTTCCCAACCCCACCCTTTTCGTTGATCACACTAATTACTTTTGTTCCCATGCCCATATGGTAACACTGTGACATAATATGTCAAGCCTTTTATATTAAAAAGATGAGATATTGCGACATAACCATTTTTTTGCTAAAATTAACATGTGCCAAGACCCCTATCCTATGACTATGATATCGAGAAAATAGAGACCCTTTTAAATGAGGGTCTTTCTCTTAGGAAAATTGCAGCGGAACTTGGGTATAACCATTCTGTCTTTTGTCGATGGATGAACCGAAATGTAATGGTAGAAAAGGTTTTTAGATTGACTTACATTAAGAAGAAACTAAAGATACCTAAATTGAAACCTGGGCCAAAATAAGCTCTATTTCCTCTTTAAATAAGCGTATTAAGTTACTGTTCCTTCTATCTGAGTCTCTTGTATTCGACGAACAGTGACGTTTGTACGTGCCTTTGTACCATTCCCCTCAACTAGGTCTCCAGCACCCATAGCTTCCGCATGAAACTCTAAAGAGGTATTCACCATCTCATGTTTTATTATAAATGAGAGGTCAGAAGCACCGCTATCTCCAACAGGTACCACATCAATCCCATACTTATCAATTATTGTCGCCCCATCTTTAATATCGACCCTAAGACCAATTCCTGATGCATCCGCCTCAATTAAGCTGACTTTTCCAGTGATCTCATAAAGTACCCCCGCTGTTAAAGTGAATGTGAGATCAGACATAACGCCATTTACTGTAGCATCTGCCGCCAACGTTTTGTTCTCGAATATATCTTTTGCAGTACTAATTATTCTGAAGTTGGTACCATCGTATTCTAAAGCAATAGGAATCCCCGACTCAATTTGAGTCCCTAGTGGGTCCGTAGAACCGTCCGATAGCTTTATATTCTTAACTCCCAGTGAATTAACATCAACAGTAGATGCGCCCGACGCATTGTTGTTTGCAGGTAAAAACCGTACTCTCATCCCCACTTCGTAGGTGATCGGTGATAGTTGTAGACCAACCGGGCTTAAAACATACGCATTGGCTGCGCCTGAGTCGCTATAGAAATCGCCTCTAGCGGCGTACATTGCCACGCCTTTTGCTGTCTGGTCTAAAGTGCCATTAGCTGGGGTTTGACCAGAGCTTGAGATTACGTTGTTGAATTCGGTTTTATAACCATTGAGATCATCGTCCTCAAGTTGAGGGGGGTTGTTGTTGATGAATGTCTTGTCTTTAAAACCCATGATTCAATCCTATCATAATTGTATGGCCTATAGTGTTTTTGCCATCAATCTTGTGTGCGCGGCAGTGATATCATTAGTATCCGTATTATTTTCAACAAAAAGCTCCAGAAAATCATTTGTCGCTAAGGATAGTATGAACATGATACTTGTTTCAGTGGGAGATCCTGAAAGGGTTATATTGGATGATTTTGTGTCGTTGTCAATGGACCCATTTTTTGCAATATAAATGGTCATGTCTTTATTGTTTGCGCCTGCGGATAAGGAGACATTCGCCAGCACAAAAAAGTCCTTTGTGGCTGTACCTGTGTAGGTGAGCCTTCCATTTGTGCTTTGGACAAAATTAGTTAGTTCGTGTGAGGTGAATGCAGCAGGATCAATTTTAACCGGAGTATCTATGGTAGAAATGGTAGTAACCACGGCGTTATCAACCAGTCCAATGAGGCCGACACTAATAGCCGCATTACCAGGTACCCACTCCCCACTTCCTTCATCAAAGATTAATATCTGCCCATCAGTGGGAGAATTTGTACTTATGTCTTCTCCCTGAAGTTGATCTGCATTAAATTGGGGAACGCCCACATCTGCCTCATTCAACTTTAACGCATCCCATGAGTCGGTGGTATCCTCGAAGTTATCTCTGGTATCAGCCGGAGAAATGTCCCCGCTAATGTTATCAGGAAGAGTGGCGACATATTGCGCTTGTAGCTCTGCTGGTGTTCTAACAGTCATTTATCATTCTCCTAAGGGGGGCCATAGCCTGAACTATAGCCTTCGTCGTACCCGGAGGCTTGTGGCAATGGATCTCCCGTATTAAGGAAAAAGAGCTCAATAAAAGCGGGTTTTGTTTTTGCCAGTACACAATTCAATATTATAGCACCGATATCTAAAAAGTGAGGAATAGTGTATGGAGGGAAACTGGGTGCAATATTATCTCCACGTATGATCCATATAAATCTTGCTGAGGGAACAGAAAGAGGCGTCATCGGTATGTCATAGGGTGGGAATTCATTCTCTGCTAATGGCTCGATAGTAATCTCAAACCCCAATTTATCAGCCACCGTAAAAACATCAGCTTCGGTGGCGATATTCATACACGCCAGCTTTATAATGACATTCAGACGTCGCTCTTCAAGCGTCCCCGTATTGGTAAAGCACTCATCGGGTATCCCCATGGAGCTTTCCCATCTCTCCAAATACACATCGGCATCGTTTATGTCTGTTTCTTTACTTACCTCTAAATAAGCATCTTCAAAGCGTGACGCTTCAGGGGCAAATATTTTTAAAAGATCTCTAAAATTTGAGCCGTCAATGTTCTTAGACGCAAAAACTCTGCCTACAGGAAGCAGATTTGCTAACGCTTGGGTGTGTTCTTCTTCTGTATGTGTTGGAAAAAGCTGGGCCATAACTAAATATTAGCATTATGATGATCGAAAATGTATGATATAGATATAAACTTTGTCTCACATAGAGTGAATTGAAATGACGTTACACCATAATGTAAGGACCACTAAAAAATGAGTACAACATTATTCAAGAATCAAACCTCAAACGGGGACAGTCCCAACTTTGACGATGACATACGTGGCGGAAGCTTTAATCTTAAGGCGACGGGGAATTTTGATGGCGCCATTATCACACTAAACGTTGATTTCCGTGACAATGATTTTGCGCCCATTGTGTCAGATAATATTGCGCAAACGATTACCGCCCCCGGACTTAATTCTATTATTCTATTAAAGATAGGGACCAGATTGAAAGCGACGTTGAGTAGTGCGGGTGGATCCACCGACGTAACCCTGAAGATATTATAAATTAACTATTATGTTATCCCAGAACTTTGGCATCAACTTAACAAACAACAGCGTTCCAAATATCTTACTATTTGACTTTTCGATTGGGGTGTTCACATTTGATACTACCGCCATTACATTTGATGCGACAGACAGAACGTGGGATGAAACCTAACTAATGGCTGTTATCACACCCATTTTTTTAGGCGCAGTCGCAGATGACGGAACCGGCGACGCCATTCGAACGGGTGGCACAAAGATCAATACCAATTTCTCCAACTTAAATAGTGATAAATTGGAAACGGCTTTAACTGATGCATTTATATTTGTAGGGAATGGCTCCGGTATAGCGACAGGCGTTGCAATGAGTGGTGAGGCATCCATTATTAATACAGGGGCTATCACGCTTTCAAATGCTGCGGTCATAGGAAAAGTTCTTACTGGGTTCACATCAGGTGCCGGAGTTGTAGCCGATACTGATACTATTTTACAAGCCTTTCAAAAGATTGATGGAAACGTTTCAGCCCTTGTCACTGGGGTGAGTTCCGTATTTGGTAGATCGGGCGATGTAGCATCCGCTAATGGGGACTATACGGCATCGCAAATTACGAACGTCCCCGCGGGGGATATCTCTGCCGTTACTGTTCAGGCCGCACTCGCTGAACTCGACTCTGAAAAAATAGCAGCTACTTTATTTGATGCCAACACAATATTAAAGGCAGACTCAGACAATACGCCAACTGCTTTGACAGTCGCACTTTCGACTTTCGTTGGTCGTGGTGCATCAGGGAATATATCTGCATTAACACCTGCTCAAGCGATAACCGTGCTATCACAAGCCACCAATGTTCAAACTGGTACAACCTATACTGTCACGGCATCAGACAATGCCAAGATAATTGCAATCAGCAATGCGTCCGATATAACAATCACTGTTCCAGAGAATAGCACAGAGGCACTGGTAGCTGGTTTTCAGACGTTGATACGCAATGATGGTTCATCTACGATTACGGTGGTTAAAGAGGATGTGGACATACTAGACGGTGTAACAACTATAGGACCTGGCGATGCCATGTCTGTCCATCTTAAATTGGCCGGAACGCCAAACACTTATTTTACTCTCGGCGGAACGCCGGTATCCTTAGTACAACACACATTCTTTGTTGATACTGTTGCCAATCAAGATTATACCGCATTCTTGAGAATGAATTTCTCAGGAACGCTTATTAATGTGACTACTAGAGCAATAGCTGGTACGTGCACTTTGACAACGAAGTTGCGGGATGCTGCGGATGTCGTTACTACTGTCACAGCAACAGCTAATTCCGTTTCGACATCAAGGGATTCTCAGGCTGTGACGGGATTAAATACATTTGTGCCAGGAGACGACATATTAATAACCGCTAGTGCAAATGCCGGATGTACGGCTATGAGTATAACTTTTGATATGGTGGTGTAGTAATGCCCACCGTTCGATCTAGGGTATTAAATCCGATAGAACAAATCCCGGACATCCTAGTCCACTACGATGGTAACAACCAAAATACAATTACGCTTGGAACGGGCATTCAAATAAGCGATGTAGCAGACATATCGGCAAATCAAAATAATTTAAGCCAATCCACATCAGGCAATCAATTCTCCGTTCTTGACCCCTATAGTAATAAAATTGGATTTAATATGAACATAGCCGGGTCTCGCTTTATGGACTTCCTTAATGATTTAGTTGTTACAGGAGAGTACACCGCCGCTTTTATTTTGAGTGATGCAGATAGAACTTCCTTTGTGGGTGGCAACAGCAGCACCATGCCCAATCTCAACACCGGCCAAGCCGCCTTCTATAATTATCAGGATAATGGCGGGGGGTTCGACAATATCACTGCCGGATCAACAAGTAGCGATGTCCTATTGAACTTTGTGACGCGAGATAGTGGGGGTCAACATAAGATGTTTGAGGATGGCGTTGATGTGACGGTCGCACATAGTTCTGCTTCTCAGGTTGGGACATACACCCAGTTAGGAAAAAGAATCAGTGATGGGGGCCTGGATACCGGGGGTGCCTTTGGTGAATTTGTGGTGTGGAACCGAGAATTAACAGCGGCTGAGCGTCAGTCAATCACACGATTTTTAGCCAACAAATGGGGGATATCGATCTGATGCTAGGATTCTCAGGTGTAAATATTAAACCACAAGGATTGAATCCGATTGAAAAAGAAGGTGGCCTGTCTTTATATTTAGACGGATCCGACAGGAATACTATCACAATTGCTACGGGGGTTAGTCAGTGGAACGATAAAAGCGCCAATCAGAATAATATATCCCAGGGTACGGGTAGCGACCAGCCCGCATTGTCAACGGCGGGATTGAATGGTGTTCTTTCTGTGCTGTTTGATGGATCGAATGACGAGATGATAGGTGTTGATGATTCTAGTTTAGATTTATCTACAGACGATTACACGATTATTGTAATATTTGAGGCAACGGTAGTTAATTCGGCTTTCCATTTTATATTAGACAAAGGTTCGTCTAATACCACGATTGATTATTTGATTGGAATAAACACAGACAACAAATTTAGGTCTATTTCTGGCAATAACATAACAAATGATTTATTGAGTACTACTGTCGTTGTGCAAGACACCCCCGTGATGCAGGTTGTTGATTCTGATTTGACAAATACAACGATGACTATTTTCACTGATGCAGCATCCAACGGCACCTTGGCTATTGCAGCCGGTAATACCAATTCAGAAGTATTAACTGTTGGAGATAGAACACAAGGTGGACAAAGTTTTGCTGGCTATATAGGAACCATATTATTATACAATCGCGTATTCACTACAGCAGAAAGACAATCCATTGAGCGATTCTTAGCCAATAAATACGGGATTGCAGTCTGATGCTAGGATTAAGGACCTTAACACCGATTGAACAGCAAGGGGGGCTATCTCTTAACTTAGATGCCAAAGATCGTAACACAATAACAATAGCAACTGGTGTCAGCCAATGGGATGATAAAAGCGCCAATCAACGTAATGCCACACAAGGGACAGGTGCCAATCAACCGGTCTTTACTGAAAATTCGATTAATGGATTGCCAGCAGTAGTCTCAGACGGATCGAATGATGAAATGGATGTTGATTTAACGTTTATGGCAGGATCAGATTATACTATTTTCGTAGTAGAGCAGCGAGATTCTAACAAAGCAAATAGTTGGTTTGTAGGAAATGTTGGAGCCAATGCAGAGAACGAGAGCATGTTGTTTGGGTATCAAACAAACACGCTTATGAATCTAGCTCAATTTATTAACGATATACAATTAACAGTTCCTTCATTTGAATCATCATCAACAGCAACGCTATCCATAGGAAGACTTAATCAAAGTGTTGGACACAATATAGATATTTACAAAGACGGCGTACTAATTACTAATTCTAATGCTGATACAACACCTATGCTATCTTCAGTAAACGGCAAAGTTTGTCGTGCAATAAACGGATTCTTTGAAGGAAGAATAGGTGAAGTTGTTTATTACGATACTGCACTGACAGATGCCCAAGTAGATAGCGTCAAGGCGCATTTGTCTAATAAATGGGGCCTTTCAATTTAATACTAAAAAGGAGCAATAAAATGACATATTTAAAATTCACAACAGAAGCATCCGTACAAAGCGCAGCGGATGAAGTTTATTACAACTATCTTTTGGAGGAGGCCGATAAAGGCACCGACTATGTGGGTGATGGGACCACCGATTATGACAAGGCAGCCGTTCTAGCGATGACTAAGGCCGATGCCGTTGCCAATCTTAAGAGATATGGTAGAAAAGGTGTGGGTGGGGAACCGGATCGGTCGAAAACGGGGACTACAAGATACGCTGACCCGACCAAAGCAATTAACGATGATATATGGTGGTTCGAGAAACCGGACGAGTCATTGATGGCTAATGTTACGGGGTATGAAGAAATAGACGCTATTGATCCTACATGGGTTGAACAAAACCCAATGCCATAAATATGGTAAAATTAATTAAAAATAAGGAAAGAGATCAACTATGATAGAAAAAGATATGGATTATGTACTTCAATGTTCTGATGTGCAAGCGATGGAGCTGGTCATAAACGAGATTCCATACAAATACGGGGCGCTTTTTATTCAGATTCTAAACAGATTAAACCCAGTACTTATTGGTGTATCCAAGAAGCCTCAGACAAAGGAAACCAAAGAAAATATAGAAATAAAAGAATTAACGGACGCAGATAAAGGTAAGAAAAAGTCCTCTAAATAGTGACGGTCCCGAGGGTTCCAATCTCTCCCGCAGATATCGTTATATCCCCTGTGGGTGAGGTAAGTGTGAAGTCAATTAATGCTTGTCCAGTGGACGTATCAACGGTCTCATTGATGGCACATATATAGTCGGCTTCTTTGATGCTTTGCCCCACGATTGTTTTTTCTCTGAAGAACTGATCCAGGTTGCTTATTATGGAGCTGGTCATGGTGCTAGTATTGGGATTGATAAATGTGAATACGAAATTAACAGGAACTGCGGCTGGTGCGCTTACGATTAGATTATCAGATTCCATATAAGCTGGCTTTATCTCCAAAAGAGCATTCTTAACATCCGTCACTTCAGGTGCCGTAGGTATCAGATCAGCGTCATTGTCCCTAGTAAAGAATACGGTGACAAATCCAGGGTCCGGGGTGATCTCTTCAACAAACACACGTGTCACGCCCGTAACGGTCTTTGCCTGCCCTATGATTGAAGACACATTGAAAAGAGCGAATGGCTCTTGGTAAGTAAACAATGTGCGTGTTTTTAAATTGTCATCTGATTCAACGTCAGAGCCACCGGCTATTTCTCCAAACTGAACAAAGGCCGTGTCATCTAGTCCAGCAATGGGTGTGGCCACCGTTAATCCTACCCCTGAGAGCTGATTTGAACTTTGTCCTGTAGTAGTAGACTCAATTTGTATGGATGCTGTTGTAAAGGCCGCTAGGATGGTCCCTGTGGCAGGCGTAGTGGGCGATCCAGTGACCGAATAGGTGAATTCATCCGAATCAATGACCGTTATCACAAAAGTGCCGTTATACTCCGTTTCATTTGCCCCGGAGATAGTTACGGAGATGCCGCTTGCCAATAAATGATCACTGGCCGTTGTAACGGTCGCCACACCACCCACTCTTGTAATAGTCAAAACGCTTAGTGACTGAGCCGTGATAGTGGCTTCAGCAAGGCTGGCATATTGAATCCCATCAGCAGAGGAGAAGAGTGTGGCTAGAGGGACTACGGTGGTGTCCACTCCTGATGCAGTGATGAAACCATCTGCTTGTGTGGCCGCGTTTCTAGTAATGCTTTTGTATGACCCCCATCTTTCTAAAAAGTCGCCGGAAGATGTATCGAGAAAAAAGAGGTCTATAAGGATTTGCAGGATTAAGAAAAGCTCGAATGAGGACCCTGCGACTGCGACTAAGAGTGCCTGTATAAATGAGGCACTAAGGCCAGAATTTAGCTCAGGTACGATTGCCTGAGCATCGGTCCGCATTCGTTGATAAATCTCGTCCTGTGATTCTGGTATTCCTAAGCTCATATACTACCTATAATAACACTCGCTAACCATATTTACTTCGCTAACGTCTTTCTGAGTATATGGTATGCAATAATCGACTCTTCATGAACCCACCTAGTTTCAACCATGTTTTTTGAAAGAGGTGTTTTATATTCAATCGCAATCACATTACTTCCCTTATTCCTTTTGATGATTCGCGCAATGCTCCATCCCTCAGTGAGACTACATCCAGTAAAACTTCTGACATATTGTGAGGAATATGAGCCACCCCTAGATAAAATACCATTGTAGGCATCAATGATCTGGCTCCGTGTATTACACACTAGCGTGTTCCTTCCTATGTAGTAAGCGTCCTTACTATCATCAGTTAATGACTCACGCCACTCAAAGTAGTTGAGGGGGAAGGCTGGCACCATAAGCACCACAACCAATAGGCTTATTACAGCTGTCCCGTATTGTCCCATAGTTTAAATGATCTGGAATCTACCTCGTTATTTGACCTCAAGAGAGTGACTGTAACATCTATATTTGACCCCGTTAGAACACTACTGGCGGTCACATTCACAAGATGCCCGTCTTGGACCATCCATTGGAAGGCCTCGACCATCTCGGTGGGTATTTGATTGGCCACCTCTGTTGTGGCTCTGCTCTGAAAAAATTGCCATAGTTTAGACCCAATTTCAAATCCTTCGACATCGGATAGTTCATTTCCCCACCATCCACGCCTCAAATCATTCACTGGCTGCTCAGATTCATCAGCGCGGCGCTCCTCAAAGATTGTCATATTAATGGCCGTATCGAAGGAGTCCGTCCCTTTGATATCACCATCCTCAAAGGATATGTCAAATAGTTCCCCCACTTCTACTACCGCAATATCTATATTTTCACTCATAATTAACTCGCTGTATGGTTTCCTGACCCTGTACTTATACTGCCTATAACCGGAAAGCTGGGTCCCAATCCAATAACCGTATCTCCTACCCTTGATATAGCGGGACCCCCACTTCCTAGACTGCAATTGCCATCCAGATCAATGGTAGAGGCCGTCACCGTCGCGCTAGAGGCTGTCACATTCACATCCCCCCCTGCCGTTATATTTACATCTCCATCGACATTCAAATTAACGTCTCCCTTAATTGTAACATTCCAGTCCCCGTTCTCCTTAAAGATCATTATCGATCCAACCACCATATTCCCAAACTCTACTTCACCTGGCTTTTTATTCTTTGTCCTTAGCTGGTCAGACATAGGGATTTGGGCGCCATTTTCCTCTTGCCCGTTCACGTTCATTAAGAGCGTCAAGGTTCCTTCAGGTGGCACGGCATGCATCCCATATGGAAAGACGTCTTGAGCATTCCCCGTTTTACCAAGATACTCACTTTGAGACACCCCAAATTGTCCGTCATCTTTACTTGGATTTGTAATTAAAGCTCTTTTTATCATATTCATTAATTTACTCATAAGCTGAATAACCCTTTAGCACTATTTGATTTCTTCTGAAGTATAGGCACCTCAGCCTGAACCTGGTAGGCATCTTTATCTACGAAGGATATTGTTGTGGTTGATCCTTCTTCAACACTCAAATTAAATTCTACTGTATTTGATAGTAATTCTTCATCTATGTCTGCGAATACGTCTTTTATCTGTACTAATTGATTAGGTCTCCATATATCATTTGAAGAGGGTTGTGTATGACCCTGAACGGTGGCTGTATAAACTCGGATTTGATACGCGCAGTTCTAATTGACTTAGGGATCCCAGGTATAAAGG